TTGAGGGTTCGCCGCCCTGCTCCAGTTTTTCAACGGCGGGCAAGCGGGAGCAGCATTGGGGCGAGGTGAAGGCTTACAGCGACACACAACAGCGGACGGATGACCTATTTTTCGAGTTCGCCAGAATCTTGAAGGGACTCCAGCCGAAGGTTTTTGTCGCAGAGAATGTCAGCGGCTTGGTGAAGGGCAAGGCGAAGGGCTATTTTTTGGAAATTCTTGGCGCGCTCAAGGCGGCGGGCTATGTGGTGTCCGCCAAGTTGCTGGACGCTCAATGGCTCGGCGTTCCACAAGCGCGGCAACGAGTGATTTTCGTGGGCGTGCGCAACGACATCGGCTTGGCGCCCGTCCACCCGTCTCCGCTTCCCTACCACTACACAGTCAAAGACGCACTCCCGTGGATCGTCCAGGTCAAGCATAGCGGCAAGCCCGCGAACTGGCAGCCCTCATCGCGTCCAGTCCCTACCATCGTTGCCGATGGTGCGACAATCTCGCCGACTGGATATATGAGCGGCGGCACCTATGTCGAAGCGGAGTCGGACATAAGCCGCTACGCCATCGGCGCGGAGTGGCAGAAGTTAGGACCGGGCGAACGCTCGGCGAAATACGCTCAACTGATTCGCTCCGATGAGAACCAGCCGTGCAATACGGTCACAGGCTACGGAGCGCGGCGCGGACTCGCGACCGTGACACACCCGACAGAGTGCCGCAAGTTCAGCATTCAGGAATTGAAGGCGCTCTGCGGATTCCCGGCGGACTTTATTCTCACCGGCACCTATGAGCAACAGTGGGAGCGGCTCGGTCGCGCCGTGCCGCCCGTGATGATGCGAGCCGTGGCTGAAAAAGTGCGCGACGACATACTACGGAGGATCAAATGACGATCAGCCTCGGACACAAACCAGACGGGAAGTGGGCTTTCGACGAAAAGGTGACGGACTGCTTCGACGATATGCTAAGGCGTTCGATCCCCCAATACGATGTGATGCGGCAAACCGTGTTCGACTTGGGGTGCTTGTATGTCCAAAAGAATACCGACATCGTGGACTTGGGATGCTCCCGTGGCGAGGCTCTGGCTCCGTTCGTTGACAGATACGGGGCGGCGAATCGCTTTGTCGGTTGCGATGTCAGCGAGCCAATGCTTGCCGCCGCTCGCGAGAGGTTTCAGGGTTTCATCGACTGTCGCATCGTGGATATTCGCTCCCTAGACTTGCGACAGGACTATCCACCCGTGCGGGCGTCGCTAACTCTCTGCGTCCTGACGCTGCAGTTTACGCCCATCGAGTACCGACAGAGGATTCTCCGTGACATCTGGAAGCATACGCAGCCTGGGGGCGCTTTGATCCTCGTGGAGAAGGTTCTCGGCGCAACGGCGGAGATCGACGCGGCGCTGGTGAGCGAATACCTGTCATTGAAGGCGGCGAATGGATACTCGACGGAAGAGATCGAACGCAAGCGGCTATCCCTTGAGGGCGCTCTCGTGCCACTGACGGCGCGATTCAATGAGGAACTATTGCGCGGCGCGGGCTTCGATCAAGTCGATTGCTTCTGGCGCTGGGCTAACTTCGCAGGTTGGTTAGTTATTCGGAACTAGGTATCCCGTGCTATTCCCAATCGGTTTGGCGTCGCTGGTGGAATACTCTCTTCCAGCCCATAGGACGATTCCTATAATCGTCAGTGTCAATCCGATTGTCATTCCGATAGTTCTAAGGCGGCGCATCTGTTCGATTTCCTTGACAAGGTACAGTAATTTATTCTGCGCGACTTCACACCGAATCGTTTCTTCTTTCATTCCCTGTACCTCGTCTTCGTTATGCTCGTGACCTTCCTTCACACGAGATTGATAGAATTCGAGTCTATTCTGGAGAATCTTAATTCTCTCATCGAGTGGGAACCACTCGTGACGAGCGATCCGTAGAAGGTATTCGGGATATATGTAAGACAGGATTAAAATTAGAATTCCCCAAGTGGCAATAAATTTCGCCAAAGAGTCGGTTGATGGGGTCAAGTATGATAGATGCTCCATTGAAACTTTGATATTGGAGTATCTACCGCTCTACGACAATCAGAAACTAATCGCAAACAGAACTGCCGAGACTCTTTCAAGCCTCGGCAGTCAGGAGCAACTCGCTCCGCCCCACTTCAAGCGTCAGGATTTCTTCGCCGCTACTTTGACCTTCGCGATAATCGGCTTGATGGTCGCGAGTTGCTCGGCGGTCAGTCCCTCAATCTTGACGCCGTTGCGATCCTTGCCCTTGACTCCCCAGCGGCGCTGGTTCGCGGCTGTGTGTCCGCCGTGTTCCGCTTTGTAGTGCGTCAAGACGGCGAGGACTTGCTCGATGGTCAAACCAGACTTGCCAGCGGCGCGGCAGAAACCGCAGACGCTCAATCCAGCGACATCGCCGCCGCGCTTGCCTTCGGATTTCTTCGCCGTCTTCGGAGTCTTCGCAGGCTTCGGAGTTCCCGCGACCGTGATGAACAAGTTGCGCATCGGCACTCCCTTTTTGACCGGCACCATCCCGAACTCGACAACGGCGCTCACTCCGATTGCGCCCTTGAGCGTGTCCTCTTCACCCCGCATCACGACGGCTTTGTTTTTGCCGTCCGTGATGCGGATCGCGTTTGACCGTGCGGGAAAGTTCAGTTTCGTTCCCTTGTTCAGCATCTCCGCGATTGTCGGAAGTGCTTCCACTTTGCTGCCGCCGTTTTTCGCTGCCGCTTTGTTTGTCTTGGTCTTCATCTTTCCTTCTCTCTTTCTGCTCCGTAGAGCGTTCGTTGTTATGTGAAAAAACTAGGTGGTTGCTCCTGTGACCTACAGGGCAAAACCGCAGCAATGCGGTTTTGTTTTCTAACCACTCGATTGCAGGGGTTTGTCGGTCAGGATTTTTGACAAATCGCCGCTAGTCGTGCAGATAGCGCAGATTTTCGCCGATTCCCTGACCCACTTTCGACCGCCGCCGGAGCGGAGCATCGAGGATTGGTCGCAAGAGTTCGTGACGATTCCAAGCGGACACCGGCGAGGTCGCTTCAATATAGATAGTGCGCCGTGGCTAAAGCGTCCCCTTGAAAGTTTCAAGCGAACCGACTGCCGCGAACTCGTTACCATCTGCGCGGCGCGATCCTCAAAGACTACTGGCGCGACGCTCGGCTTGCTCTGGTCAATCGCCAACGATCCAGGCGAGGCGCTGTGGGTTCTGCCGAGCAAGACGCTGGCAGAGGACTATTCCGAAACTGCACTCCAGAAAACGATCGATGGGTGTGAGCCAGTCGCCTCCCTGCTGTCCGACCGCACCCGTTCCAGGCTTTTTTTCGACTTCCCCGGCGCACCACTGACGCTCACGGGCGCGGGCGGTTCGTCCAAGGGGCAACTATCGGCGCGAACCTGCCGCCGTGTATTTATTGATGAGGCAGACAAGATCGGCGTCGCGGCAATCGAGGAAGCCTGCGAGCGGACACGCACCTACTGGCACTCCAAGGTCTGGTACTTGGGGAGTCCCGAACTCATCGGCGGGACGCTCTATGCGAAGTGGCTCGAATCGACGCAGAACATTTGGGTCTTCGATTGCCTCGGCTGCCACGAACCGCTTCCGCTTGTCTGGTCGAGCCAGCACTGTTCGCTTCTCACCGAAGACCTCGCGAAGAAATCCAAGATGGTCTGGGACGATACGGCGAAACTGGTCAATGGCACTTGGGACTATGTAAAGGCGGCGGCGTCTGCTCGCCTCGTCTGTTGCAAATGCGGATTTGAGCATCGAGACATCCCGACCGTCCGCAAGCATATACTCAAAGGCGACTTCGTTTCTCTAAATCCCGGCGGCGCCATCCCCGGCTATCACTGGAACGCCTTGCTACCCGATTGGCGAAACTGGGGCGACCTTGTCGCGCAGTTTTTGCAAGCCACCGATGCGCTGAAGTATGGCAATGCGGAGAGATTGAGGAAATTTGTTGGGCAGGCTCTCGGCGAGCCGTGGCAGGAGGGGCAGGAGATCGCCAGAGGCGAGGCGATTCTCTCCGCGTATCGGGTCGCTGAGACGGCGGACATAGCGGGCTACGACTTCCGCTTTCTAACCGTCGATGTGCAGTCGAAAAACTTCTGGGCGGTCATCCGCGATTGGCGGAAGACCGGCGAGAGCCGCCTCGTATATGAGGGCGAACTCTCGACTTGGGGCGAGATTGACAGGCTGGCGGAGCGTTTCAAGATAACCAACCCGCGCCATATCCTGCTGGATGCCCACTTTGACGAAAAAGAAGTATTCCGACAGTCGATAAAACGCGGCTGGATATGCCTTTTGGGACACGACGCTCGCGAGGATTTCACACACCATCTACGCGGTCGCAAAGTCTTCCGTCCGTATTCCGAGCCGCAGATGCGCGATCCCGGCATTGGCACCAAGGATGCGAAGCAACGGTACGCAATCCTGATTCTTTGGAGAGCCGAGACGATCCGCGACCAACTCGACAGGCTCCGCACTGGGCGCGGTCCGGCGTGGGAATTGCCAGCCGACATTTCCGACCAGTACAAGCGCCAGTTGGCAGCCGAGCAGAAAATCGAGACGCGGAACAAGCAGACGGGGCGATTCGAGAGCCGCTGGAAGACCTTGAATCGGATGAATCACCTTTTCGACTGCGAGGCGATGCAGGTGGTCGCCGCGACGATAGCGGGCATCCTCTCCTACTCTCCCGAGCCGGTCCTCGCGTCCTAGTCGTTGACAGCGCGACCGCAATATATGGCTGCATTAACCACTTTCAACGGCGGCGTTACCGTCGGAACCTCATCCACTGCAATCCTCCCCTCGCGAAAGGGCGCTGGTCAGCAACGCGAATATCTGACCCTGTCGAATACCGGCTCTGTCGCCGTGGCAATCGCCCTCGACGCGACCGCCGCTGTCGGGATTGGCTATAGTCTTCCAGCCGCGTCTTCCATCAAGTTTGATTTCTTCAATGGCACGGTAAACGGCATCACCGGCAGTTCAACCGCCGTCGTGACCTATGTCGAGGCTTTCCACAATCCGCTGACACCTGGACAACTCTCCAGCAGCAGCAGTTCATCCAGTAGTAGTTCATCGAGTTCCACGCTCGCGAGCGTCAGCAGCAGTTCGAGCAGCACGAAGGCTAGTCTCTCATCCTCGTCTAGCAGCACTTCCAGCAGCAGCACGAAGGTAAGTCTCTCATCTTCGTCGCTCAGCCATCCCCGGTAACAATGACTCCGTACACTGGACTGACCGAACTGGAACTGCTCACGATCCGCGAGAGCCTTATCGGATACTTGACCAAGGCGCTAGGCGGCGGGGTGTTTCAGGCTGTCACGGTAGGCGGCAAGAGTTTCTCCCGCAAGGTTGACGATGTCGCCGCGCTCCGTGGCGAACTTACTTGGGTGAATCAGGCTTTGCAGGAGATCAACCCGACCCGCTACGGCGCTCGAATCACCCGGACGGTCGCGAGGTTCGCGTGAGCATCTTTACTGGGGACAAAGCCTTTGAAGAGGCGCTCCGCAATCTCCCGAAGCCCGGCAATCGGGTTATGCCGTCAGGCGCAACGGTCAAAGACTCTTGGTTGACCTACGAGGGCGCCCGTCCGCAACGCACACAACGCTGGCGCTATCCGACCGTCGAGGACAACAAAAAGAGCCTCGACGGTATCACCTGGAGAAACCTGCTCAGTTTCGGGCGTCAGTTGTTCATCAATCTCGGTCCGGTCCGTGGCGCAATCCTCGAAAAGGGAACCTACAGCGTCGGCAATGCGTGGCTTCCGATTTTCAAGGGCGCGGACAAAGCCTGGGGTGACAAGGCGACGCCGTGGCTGCTTGATTGGTTTCGCAACTGCGATGTTCGCGGCTCTGGCTACGATTTCAAGACCGGACTCTTTCTCGATTCTCTCGCCATCGACCGTGACGGCGACATCGGCTGTCTCAAAAGCCAAGTCAGCAAGTCGGATCGCTACCCGCAGATTCAGGCGATTGAAGCGCACCGGATTTTCGGTCGCGACTATGACACGAAGATCGAGACCGGTCCGTATGCTGGTATGCGGATTTACAATGGGGTAGTCCTAAATGACTGCAACCGTCCTGTTGCCTTCCATATTCTGGGCGAAGACCCCGACCAAGACCAATATATTTCCGCCAATGACCTGTCGCTGTTCTATCAGCCGGAGTGGTCAACACAGGGGCGCGGCATTTCGGCGCTCGCGCATTGCATTCTGGACGCGGAATCCTTTCAGGACATCACGAACTATTTGAAGCAGCAGGTCGCGCTCGATTCGTCGCTCGGTCTGAATGTCTACAACGCAACTGGCTCTGTTGACCTCGCGCAAAGTCTTCTTCTCGGCAACAACCAGACGGGCGTGAACCCGCTAATCGCGCAGCCCGGCTCCAGTGGCGTCAACAGTCTCGCGATGGGAGCGTCAGAGGGTGGAATCGATGTGCAAATGGAAAGCATCGAGGGCGGAACGATCCGTTACTTCCGCAGCGGCAGCGGGGACAAAATCGAGGCGCTCAACACCAACCGCCCAAGCCCGAATGTCGATGCGTTTATGGAGAAACTCCTGCGCAACTGCTTCGCGGGTCTTGAGTGGGCTTATGAGTTCACACGAGACGGCTCCAAAATCGGTGGCGCCAATATCCGGTTGGTCAATGAGAAGATTGTCCGCAGTGTCGAGAAGCGACAAGCGATCCTGCGCCGCAAGGCGCACTACGCCGTCACCTTTGCATTGAGTCGCGCCGTCGAACTTCGGCTGCTTCCAAAGTCCAGCGATCCGCGTGATGTCTTTGCGTGGGACTTTACCCTTCCGCCGCAGATGAATGTGGACTCTGGACGGGAATCGATGCAGAAGCGCGAGGATGTCCGTATGGGTCTTCGTTCGCGCCGGACCGACTACGGGGAGAGGGGCGAGGACTGGTCGCAGGAGCGCGAGCAGTTGGCGACGGAAGCCCGCGACCTGCTGACCAAAGCGAAGGCTATCGCGGATGAGTTCGGCGTCTCTTTGGAATTCGCGGTGAACCTCATCGAGAAGCAGTCGCCCAATCCGCCGCCGCAGGCTCTCTCTCCGCAGGAGGAACCTACGCCGCCCGATCAAGAGCCGCCAACAACCGCAGGTGATTAACAATGGCATTTCAAAACATCGTCAACGCAGTTTTCTTCCAGCCGTGGTGCATTCTGCCATCGGCACACTACGCCATCCAGAAGGTGGTGCTGGCGCGACTCGATGGCGTCAAGTCCGGCGACCTGCTCGATGAGTTTGTGTCTCCGTCGCAGTCCTATTATGTGGATGACGGAATCGCGTTCGTGCCGTTGCAGGGTGTGATGGGGCGGAAGTTGTCCAACATCGAGAAGAAATGCGGCGGCGTGGACACTCGCGAAGTTGCCGAGTCAATAGGCACAGCCGTCAGCGACCCCGAAGTGTCGGGCATTATGATTCTTGGCGACACACCCGGCGGATTGCACCAAGGCACACCGGAACTCGCGACCACTATCGCGGCGGCGGACGCGGTGAAACCCGTCTTCACCTATGTCGATGGGACTCTCGCGTCGGCTGGTGTGTATGCAACGGCCGGATCGCGTCAGATTTACTCATCTGACTCCTCGCAAATCGGCTCGATTGGTACTTATCTCGCGATCCTTGACCAGAGCGAGGCGTATGCAATGGAAGGCTTGAAGGTGGAATTATTCGCCTCTGGAAAGTTCAAGGGGGCGGGTGTCGATGGCGTGCCGCTCTCCGATGAGCAGCGCGAGAACTTCCGGCAGACCGTCTACGAAGCGAATGCGAAGTTCCAGGCTTGGATGACGGAGAATCGCCCGGCGGTGACTACGGACTCGATGCAGGGGCAGATGTTCTGGGCGGATCGCGCCCTTGAAGCCGGACTCATCGACGCCGTTGCTCCGCTAGAGCAAGCCATTGCCGACCTGAAGACCGTCGCGGGGATGTAGTTCGCCAAGTTGACATCACGGCGCCCGCCGTGAGCGACAACAAACCTTTGACACCCACGCAGCGCCTCACCGAGGCGACCGCCCGCATCGCGGAACTTGAAGCCCAAGCCGCCGCGTCAACCCAACTCGCCGCGCAAGTCGCGACCCTTACCCAAGAGCGCGACGCGGCGGCAGCGCAGCTCGCCGACGCGAGCGCGAAACTCACCGAGTCCACCAAGAACCTCGAAACCGCCACGGCGCGGATCGCGGAACTGGAAGGCGCGAAGCGCGATGTGGACGATGAGGTTGCCCGTCTCGGGGCGACCAAGGCTCAGGAGATTCTCGCCAAGACCGGCGTTTCTGCAATCGCGGAAGCCAACACCGGCGCAGTCGGTCAGACAACCGATGAACTGTGGGCGTCCTACAACAAAATCACTGACATCTACGAGCGCACGAAGTTCTACCGCGCTCACGAGAAGCAGATGTCGAAGGCTCCCGTCTTCATTCAGATCAAGCGGTAAGCAGAGGTAACTTAATATGGCAAATACCCTAAATGGCGTAAACCTTGGTCTTGTGGCGCAGCGTTCCGTTCCACCGCTGAAGCGAGCGCTGTTCGTCGTGAACAACTTCTTCAATGATTTCAGCGATGAGATCGTTCAGCCAGGTGCGAGCATCACGACCCGCGTCCCGGTGTTGGGCAGCACCTCTGACTTCACCAGCGGAATCACACTGTCGAATGCTCAGACGAACTCCATCACCGTTACGCTCTCACAGGAGCAGGGCTACGCCGTCGGATTCACGAACGCGGAAGTCACCAAGTCGGCAATCAATCTGACGAATCTGTTCGAGGAACCCGCGATGTGGGCGGTCGCTCGCAACATTACCGACACCGCGCTGTCTCTGTTTACCGCCGCGAACTATTCCGGCAACAAAGTGGTCGCCCTGTCGAGTTTCAACGGCGATGTTGTCGCGAATCTGGCGATGCAGTTGACCCAAGCGGATGTGCCGGATGATGGCAATCGCTGGCTGCTCCTCTCTCCCGCCGCCTACGCCCAACTGGCGCAGGATCAAGGTATCAAATACGCATATGCGTATGGCAGCAACTCCGTCATTATGGACAACCGCATTCCGAAGGTTCACGGCTTCACCGTTGGCACCTATAACGGAATCCCGGACCCCGACAGCGTCGGTATGTTCGGAATCGCGGGCTACAAGAATGGCGTCGTTATCGCCAGCCGCAAACTCGCCGAGCCGGATTACTGGTTCGGACAGACCGAGTATGTCGCTGAGGATGAGTCGCGACTCAATGTGCAGTTGCAGTATTTCTACGACGGGATGAGCAAGAAAAACATCCTCGCTGCCGAGACTCTCTACGGCGTATCTGTGGGCGTGGCGGCGAACTGCATCCGCCTCACCACTTCCTAATTCGTAACCTTACCGAAAAGCCCGGTCAGTTTGACCGGGCTTTTTCGTGCCTTTGACATCCGCGCCAAGTTATGAGCGACTTCCTCGACTTCGCATCCGCTGGTCTACAAGAGGCGATAAACAACTTCGGGTCGGCGTTCGTCTGGAATGCTACGACCTACTACGGCGTGCAGTCGGATGACGCCGCGACATTCGACCTTGAGGCGGGTGGATTCGTTGCCGACGGCAATTTCTCACTTCACTGCATCAAATCCGACTTCGACACCCTGCCGGAAATCGGAGCGGAGATAACCGTCGATTCAGTTCCCTATCGAATCGCACGGATCGTCACGAGCGACGCAGATCCCGGCGTCGAGTTCGTCTGCACGGGCGTCAACAAATGAGCGAGGTCGAATTCAGCCTCGATGTGCGGGAATTCGAGCGCAAGGCGGAGCAACTCTCCGCAGTGTTATCCGTCGAGCCAGCGGAAGCCGTCCGCGCCGCGTTCGGCTCCGCTATTAAGTCGGTTATTCGCTACACCTACCCGGCGAACAAAGCACAAGGGGAAAAGGCAGTCGCAAGGGACATCCGCCGCGTCTTCACCAGTCCTGCCGACTTGTTCCCGAATGGCGCTCTGATAAAGCCGCTCGACGCGGCGATAAAGGCTGCTGACTGGGAAAAGTCCGCCGCGATCATCCTGAAAATCCAGAAGTTCAATCGACTGCAAGCCGCCGACTCGGTCGATCCTGCGACTCACAAAGGCTACAAGAATTCTCGCGGCGGCGTCACGAACAGGTCCGGCCCGTTCATCCTTATCAAAGACCCCGCCAGGCTCCGCGAGTACATCCAGAAGATTCAGGAGAAAGTCGGCTCTGCCAAAGCCTCTTGGCTGGCGGCGACGAAGAAATTCGGCGCCAGCGGCGCGGCGGCTTGGATCGCCAGTCACGGAGAGGGCGAAGGCTCGGCAACGGACGCGATCCGCGACGGGACCGGCTATGTCGAAGGCGTAAGCCGCAATGAAGCCGCCGCGTCAATGGAGCAGAGGCTCCATATCGTTGACCGCGCTCTAAAGAACACCGAGAAGTCGCTGACGATCCGCCTCGAAAAG